GCGGAAACGGGTAACGTCTAACGTATCAGGCACAATAGAAAACACCTCCTCATGGTCTTACTAGAGAACGGATTAACGTCCGAGACGTAGCGATACGTTTCGGACGTTAATCCGTTCTCTATTAAGACCATTAGGAGGTGTTTTCTATTGTGCCTGATACGTTAGACTTTACCCGTTTCCGCCGTAAGAAGCTCAAACGCTGGCAGATAAACCTTATCAACAGTAAACCTGGAGATAAGGAGAAGTTCGTTCCTGCTCACTTCACTGAAGAAGAGTGGGAGAACTCGTTTCGTCCTCGTAAGAGGATTCGACGTCGCCGCAAGCGTAAGAGTAAGAGTCGGAAGGGCCGATTTAAAATCTCGGCTTCTGTCCGGTTCAGAGAACGGAGGAGTGGTGGGCAGGTTGGTTCCCTTTATTTGGGGAATCTTACTGCTTTCCACAATGGCGTGCAGGTGCCTCCCCAAACGGGAGCACCTTTAAACACGTCCATTACTGCAGTTACGCAGATCTCCGGCGTGGTAGAGAGAACTTGGGATAATATTAACCCAGGTCCTCCTTATCGATCTGGCGGAAATTTCACTAAGATTCGGGTGAGTCTTCCACATAATGTGGTGCAGGGCCACGGGCGCTATATAACTGCGCCCGCCAACAGGTCTCCAGCGAGTAAGTTTCTCCAATATGACGGCGGGTTTTCAAACCCGAAGTTTCTTGGTGATCCCACGACCCTTTCAACTTATCTTGGGTCGGGTATTTCTCCTTGGAATAACAGCCTGTTGCCTGCTTTTCAGGACTTGGGTCCTCAGGCCTATGCATTGCTAAGGCCTACCCCTGAACGAGCTTCTGTCGGTCAGTTCCTTGTGGAACTGCGTGAGTTTCCTCAGATGATATCGAACCTTCGCAAGTCCGCCCGCGACTTCCATGCTTTATGGAAAGGCGTTGGTGGTGATTTGACGAAGCCCTCGATGTATCCAAAGAGAGCCGCAGAAGAATACCTCGGTTATCAGTTTGGGTGGTTACCGTTTTTGCGTGATATAGAGTCCGTTTGGAATCTTACACGCAACCTCCACGAGTTCATGGCCGAGGTAACTCGGCTTAATAACACGTGGATACGGCGACGAAGGACCGTTTCCGAAGGCGAAGAAACGACTTTGGTTTCCCGTTCAGTAGATTGGCAAGTTGAGCCCATAGGGTCTCAATATGTCGCTATGACGGCGCCGATGTCTATCGCGTCTCTAGGTACTTGTAATTGGTACACTGAGCTTCACACGGTGGTAAAACATACCGCGTGGGCTGAGGGTTCATTCAAGTTCTGGAGACCTGAGTTCGATGCGAGTTTAGCGGAATTCAATTCCGTCTTTATGCAAGTCCAACGTTATATGACTTTGTATGGAGCTCGCGTCACACCTACTCTGCTTTGGAAAGTTACGCCTTGGACGTGGCTGGTTGACTGGGTAACAAATGCTGGCAAAAATGTTGACAACATTTCCAGTATGCTCGTTGACTCCGTTGTGTCCAAGTATTTCTATTTGATGCACCACCAAACTCGCCAGTTAAGAATGACGCAAGTCATCAATTTCTGGGATAAGGGTGCTGTCACGATGTCTTGGGCCCGTGAATACGAGTCCAAGCAACGCGCAAGTCAGACTACTCCTTTTGGTTTTGATTTGAGCCGCTCTTCTCTGAGCGGATCACAATGGTCGATATTAGGTGCACTTGGATTATCTAAGTTCACTTAGTATTTCTATCGACCTGCCCTTAGTACATCCGTTTCCTTTGAGAAAAGAAGCGGTGAGGCAGGTAGTCAACCTTCTCATACTTGAAGAGGTCAACTTCCATGTTTAGTGATCCACAGTCTGTTACCCTTAACTCCGTTGCCCAGTCACTACCGAAAATTGAGGTTGGACCCCGTAAGGGTGTCTACCGCAAATCGGATGGGACTTTACAGGAGACCATTTCGCATACGCCCACTAAAAACGGGCGCGTGCGTTCAATGATTCGCCTGGATCAGTTCGCCGTTGTTACCGATCCTCTCGGTGAGAGTGATTCGGATTTTCAAGCTGTCTACATTGTTTGGGATCGTCCGAATTTCGGCTTTACCCAGACTCAAGTTGAACAGCTTACTGCTGCCCTCACGGGTGCAGTCAACGTCGGCGGAGTTGTTGGAAAAATCTTTGGTGGCGAGTCTTAATGCCACCATTGATCACATGTTAAATGAAAGGAGAACGTTATGTCAGTTCACCTAAGTGACGATTTGACATATAGCATCCATGAGGCCGTTTTCGGTCCCATTGTCACTGACGAGGAATTTACTCTCGCCGATGACCCGGATGTTGTCATTTCCCCTCCTACCACGAAGAAAGTGCTGATTAGTGCGGCTTTGAGCCTACTTGTTCAGTTACTTGCTTCGTTCATCGATAACAAATTGATGAATAAGGAAAAGAGTGGAAAATCGTGAGCCTTAATGGCTATCCATGTGGTATCAGACTGCTGATGCCACCACGGCATCAGTAACTCGCTTGGAAGCTCGATTGCGACCTAACCTATATAGGAGAGGCAACATGAAAAGCGACGCAAGTGACTTAATCGAGTTGGCGCTTTGCATCTATGAAGATGCTTGCGCCAAGTGTACCGCTGATGTCTCTGATTTACGTGACATGAAAACTTTAGTGTCACGGGTCGAAAACGAAGGGCTTTCGTTTTTAACGATTACCCTTCCGTCGTTTAGCCGGGCCCTTGAACAGGGCTTAGCTGACGGTTTTATTGGCCCCTGCAGCTTTCCTGGATTCAGGAAGGTTGGATGTGTCCCCGCGTTTTTGCGAGGTTTCATCGGCCAGGTTTTCGACCTTGAGACTGGGAGAATTTACGATGAAATATTTAATCCTCCTTCAAGTGATAGTTCCGTTATTGTTGGATGCATTAGGCAAATTTGCCTGGCGTTCAAGAAAATTGAACTCGATTGCACCCCTCAAAGGGTTGCGTCGGCACTCGAAGGCTTCATCGCAACTGAGCGCTCCTTTCAGATGTTTGAATTGCCGATTGAAGAACGTGCGCATTTCGTACACGTTTCTTCTGTGCTATGGGATAACATGTTGGGCGATTTACGCCTTGATATGTGTACTCCACGGCACGGACCCGGCAGTACAGCTGATGGAATTTCTGGAAACAGTAAGTTCCAACTGAGGTACTGGTACGATCGTCTCGAGCCTTACTTCCCCGTGATTGATAACGGATACTCTGTATCCGCCGTCGGTTCATGGGAGCTCGATAAGTTGACGATGGTTCCGTTCGATCAGGAGTTGCCTGTTAAGGTTACTCCTGTTCCAAAAACTCTGAAAGGTCCTAGGATCATAGCTATAGAGCCCGTATGTATGCAATATGCACAACAGGGGATTCGGGATCGCCTTTATGCGATTATCGAGTCACACTGGATGACTTCTGGTCGGGTTAATTTTACCGATCAGTCAATCAACCAGAGCCTGGCTATGATTGGTTCGATGACAGGTCGATTAGCAACGATCGATCTTTCAGATGCCAGTGATCGCGTTCCGCGGTCCCTTGCACTTGAGATGTTTCGTGGTAATCGCGATTTATGCGATGCCATTGATGCATGTCGTTCGACCCATGCAAAAATGCCTGATGGATCTGTTTATGGTCCATTATCCAAATTTGCATCAATGGGTAGTGCTCTCTGCTTTCCAGTAGAGGCCATGTACTTCTACACTATCTGTGTAGGGTCTTTACTGAAACAGCTCGAGCTCCCAGTGACCTATGCGAACTGCCTTATGGTTGGGCGCATGGTCCACGTTTACGGTGACGATATTATCGTGCCGTCTGCGTATGCGGTTGGTGTTCTTGATTCCCTACAAAAGTACAATTGTAAGGTGAATACCGCTAAGACTTTCTTTACCGGAAGGTTTAGAGAATCCTGCGGTGTCGATGCTTATCTCGGCGAGGAGGTTACACCTACCTACGTCGGGACGCTTCGACCTAAGAACCGACGGCAAGCTTCTGAATGTATCTCTTGGGTTTCCACTGCGAACCTCTTTTACAAACGAGGTTACTGGCGGACTTCCTCTCTCATGTTTAAATACGTTGAGAGAGTTCTAGGGCGTTTGCCCTATTTACCTGAAGATGCACCAGGGCTTGGCAGATACTCATTTCTCGGTTATTCTTCCGCCACACGGTGGAATGAAAAATACCAACGCCTCGAAGTTAGGGCGTGGGTTCCGAGTCCAGTGTTCCGCGAGGATCCACTGGAGGGTTATGCAGCTCTCCAAAAATGCCTTATGAAGTTAGAAGGGGTTAATCCC